CTTACCCTTTCGTTTAGCTCTGGTTGTAGCTGCATATTCAGCATCACTAAGAGCAGCAATAGCCTTGCTAGGTAAGTACCGTTCACCTGTCTCACTAGATTTTTTGCCAGATTTGGTGCGCCACTTCTGCTTGCCCCAGTTGAGTAATGACTTCTGTGACTTCTTCATTTACTTATACATAATACTTTTTGTTCCCTTTATGCGTCTTGCACCTTTAAGCTCTTCTGCTCTTTCCAAAAAACGCTGAAGCTTTTTCTTTTTCTTTTGCAAAGAAAGTTTACTTTCTTTTCCTTTAAGTAATCTTATACCACGCCTTATAGCCGTTATTGTATCAGGAATAATATCAACCCTTCTTGGCTTTCTATCAGATTTATTAGCTATAAAATCAGCATTTTTATAATCTGGTATTGTAGATAGTTCTTTATTTACTTCACGCAAAAGTGTTTTAGCTTTTCTAGCAAATGGTGCAATTTCTTTTCCAATATCTTCAGCCATTATTTATATCCTCCACCGCGTTTTTTATATTCCTTGGCAAGTAGCTGTGCCTTTCGAGCAGACCATTGACCAGCAGCCGTACCATGTGTAGCCCTTGCTTTTATTCTTTTAAACAAAGACTTTCGCATTGTAGGCTTTGTATAATTACCAGCTGCATTAACTGCCATCAGGGAAAACTTTTATCTGGATCAGGAAACTTCTCAAGCTTGTTATCAAGCTCCTCGATCTTCTTTAACAAAGTACGTCTAGCCTTCTGAAACTTACTAGTCTGTTCCTTGGTGGCAGTAACACTTCTCTGCATCTTTGCCTTTGCTTTGCCAAGAAAAGTAGTAGGCTTGGGAGTAACACTAAGGTTGTCCAGCTGCTCTTGCAACTCTTCCCTCTTCTTCATAAGAGAGTTCATTGCATCCATTCTAGTCTTAGGCCTTTGCATTTTTCGCCTTCATAATTTTTCTTTTCAATGCTGGCGGCAATGTCTTTTGCTTGCCACTTAAAACAGTTTTCTTTTTCTTAGGTCTTCCAACCTGTGAACCATATGTCCCTTTTCCCATTGGCATTATGCTTTTCCCTTCTTAGCTTTGTTTCTTCGACTTATCGCTCTGGCCTTTGCCTTTGCGTCCGCTTTGCTTGATGCTCCCCACGCTTTTAGGCTGAGAAGAAGACGCGTTGGTTTTCCCTTGCTGTCTCTTTCTGGTCCCTTTGCTCCCCCCATCCTTGCTAGGAAGCTTGCTCTTCGAGGATTGTCTCCGCTTTTCACTGGGGCTTTTAGTGTTCCCCCCTTGTAACTTGCTCGACCCTTTGCGTTTAGACCGCCCTTGGGATTCTTCCCTTCTTTCCTCTGCCAAGCTGGAGTTCTTGCCATTCCACAGTCTCCTAAAAAAGTGTCCGACCATATTAATCATAAGTCACCCTTACACTAAAAAAATATTATTTCAAACGCACAAAATACTTTGTAAGAAAAAAATGCTGGGGAAAGAGAAGTAACAGTAACAAGTGTGTAAGTTTTAACCCCCGTACCTTTGCTAGAGTACATGTGCAAACCTATGAGGGGGTCTACCCTAGATCTATGCTCACACGGATGTCACCAGCCAACTGTACCTGAGATCTATCTATCGGTTTGAATCCCGCTCGATCGAGTATGTCCTTGCTCGCTTCGAGCTGCACATACTCACTCTTCGCTCCTGTTGCTAGCTTCATTACTCTACTAGCAGCAATCGTAGCATTCATACCTAACTGTTCTGTCACACATTGCATCATGTACTGTTGCACATGAGGTTGCTTTAGAGCCTTGCTAGCAGTCACTCTACCTGAGTCACCATCAGCATACCCAGCTTCTTTAGCAGCCTGAGTGATAGAGCAACCTTTTGATACGAGTGTATCAACCAGAGCCGTTTGTTTTGGTGTTAATGATTTATTAATAATATCTGGCATTGTGTTCCTTCAGTAACCCCCCTCTCCCTCTCTCCCCCCATTACGACACCAAAACAGTAGGCTCTGTCAAGTAGTGACGTAGCGTAACATTAGTAGTTACGTGGGGTCATTTGGTCAATTAGGTGATTGACACCTAATTCACCAAGTGTCCGCACACTCTACACTCCCTAAGGAGTGCAGACACAATGATCCCTTCGATGGGTCTATCCCATCTATATCTAGCTTGGGCGGCTCGATGGGGTGACGACCTTGCTTGGGCAAGGCTCGTTTGTCCCATCGGCCACCGTAGTAAGCTATAGTGACAGGGGATAGACACACTCAGCAATCATGTATCTATCCATTACACACAATCTTACAATAATAACTTCCAGTTGGGCTTACGAATCAGCTTTATGCAAGGACGATCCGTTCGTTACGTCATACGAGATGACGTGACGAGCCGTTCGCCAGCGCAGCTGGTCTTAGCGATCCCTGCATAAATCAGATTCGCTAGCCTTGATGATCCTTATGCATACAAGAATGTGCATACTGTAACAGATATACATAAGGAGAAAAAAGAAATGGATATCGAAACAATATCAAACGAAATCGTAGTAGCAATCAAGCAATTATCAGCACCGTTCGAGAAATGGGACAATGAAGATAAGCAGTTCACCGACAGTGATGGTATGAGCTATGTCAGAAAGATATTGCTTGAGAAGCTGCTCGATGGGACATTTTACCTACACATCGGTAAGACAGGAGATAGCTCCGAGTCTTACGCTGCAAGCATGAAGCGTAAGGCCGAGGTAGCTTACCGACACAGAGATGGCACAGAGATCAGCAACAACCTGATCCGAGGCGCAGCTGGTGAAGCACAAGCAGCAGATCAGAAGCATCTGTATCTAGAGACTCTATATGCTGATCTCCAAGCCTTGTATCTGCAAGAGACAGGTCAACACTATGTACCTTATAACTCTCCAGCTGGATACAACTTCGGTACTCAGAACGTAGTTCCGAATACGTCCATACCTCAGGACGCAGAACAGATGTTAGCCGCACTCGGTATCCAGACTGACTCAGCTAACATAGTAGAAGAACCTCAGAAGCAGAAGAAGAAAGCTTCTTAACTAACAGGGTAGAGTCACACGGCTCTACCCTTTTTTTACGTTAGTAAAAATAGTGTGCCATGCTATGCCAGCTTTGCTGGCGCATGGTCACTTTCGAGCCAACGGCTCGAGCTAAACAATAAACGTACACCAGTATACAGCTGGGATTTTTGCCATGAAAGGAGAACGTATTATGGCTTACGAAACTGAAACTACAATTTTATCTGAAAGAGAAACAAAGATTGCAAATGCATTCTTTGAGATAATGCAACCACGAATGAGTCATTATATGAAACAGTTCGTTGAAGCTCGATCATTAGAGACTGAAATCTTTTGGAAAGAACAAATAGTTCCAAACATTTCTAAAGATGTTCGAGAAAAAATTATGTCTGATATTGAAGACATGATTGATAAAAAGCTTGACGGCTTCAAAGAGTCTGAGATTAATAAAGACTTTGATATCAACGATCACACAAGTGAAATCGAAGACATCATCTGTGATTATGTTCGATACAACATCACAATAAGCTCAACAATAGACTAAGGAGAACGCAATGATAATTACTTTCGATAAGAAACGATACGACATGACAACAGATGACATGATGGCTTGGGGTGGGTTCGTTCCGCTCTGGGTCATGGAGTGGAACCTTCGATACTCAATGGGTATTGATGAGACACTCATCGATCATCTTGATAAGTCATACATGCAACGTGCTGGCATGTCAGTAAAAGACAAACCTCTTGGTGGAGAGATAGATGCAGAAGGTATCTATCGATACCCAGAAGACGAACCAATGTATCCATACATGACATGGGAAACTAGGGATGGAACTGTTTACTTCTACCCTTACTCAGTCATGGGTATACCAACAGGATCAGAGCATCATGCAGTGAGGATGGACTAATGGCTAACAGATCAACACCTAAATTTACACGCAGAGACTTTGAGTTTCTTGCTGATGTAATTACACCACATTTGAATTGGGCAACAGGAATCGAAAAGATTGCTGATGAACTTGCACGAACCAATCCAAGATTTAATCGTGACAAATGGGTAAATCGTGCTACCAATGTGTGGGAAGAGCATGCAATCGAACAGCTTGCTGAGATACATCAAGCTGAAATACTTGCGGAGAGTAAAGATGACTTCGATGATGAGATCCCCTACTAAACCTTGTCAAGAATGCGGTGGTGATGGGTACATTGAGTATGATGTACCCACACCTCACGGATTTGACAGAGATGTAGGATATATAGATAGTGCCACGGAAGTATGCCCTGAGTGTCAAGGTCTGGGCATATTCTATGAAGAAGAGGATATAGATTTCTAGTTGCCTAACACACGGCTGTCTCACAATTACAATGAGATGATTGAGATGCTCATTGATGCAAGACATGATCAGGGATTAAGCCAGCCGCAGCTGGCTAACATCATAGGCTGTACCGAATCATTGATTCACAAATGGGAGCAGCACAAGAGAGTTCCGTCTGGATTTTTTCTCATGTGTTGGCTCGAGGCATTAGGATATGACATCGAAGTCAAGAAAAAAACCAGCAAGAATAACGTGCGTCAGTTGCGAAAGTAATACGGAATGGTTTGTTGCTATACTAAAAAACAATAGCGGCAGATCCACACAGAAGCACTGGTATGTGTGTCTTAATTGCTATGAGGAGGACAGATGGCAAACCGTAACAAGAACAAAGGAACATACCACGAAAAGTGGTTTGTCGATTGGCTTAACAAAATCAAAGCGCAGATCAAAGCGAAACGCCAGCCCCTCTCAGGAAGTTTGGGAGGAGAATATTCTGGCGACATCAAGCTCGAAATCAAAGGACTTGAAATGGTAGGGGAGGTAAAGTATCGTGATGCTGCATCCTTCCCTAGTCCTTTTAAAGTATTAGAAGGCAGGGACATTGCCTTTTATAAAAGACGGAGAGGAACTCCGCAAACGCTGGTCATAATGAGTGGCGATAAATTTAAACAACTAATGGAGAACGAAAATGGAATCACAGAACAAACAGATCAAGAGTTATCTTGAGCAAGGCAATACTATTACTGCAATAACTGCGCTCGAAAAGTTTAAATGCTTTCGATTAGCATCTCGAATCACAGATCTAAAACAATCTGGAGTGCCAATCGATAGTCAATTTATTGAAGTCGATAGTGGTAAAAAAGTAAAAGAGTATTGGATCGCACAATGAAATCAGTAACTCGTGCTGTGCAAGATGAGGTATGGTCTCAAAGCTTAAGCCGTTCCTCTCGTGAAATCTATGCTGAAGATCGAAAGAAGCAGAGGGAGGCCAGCAGAAGCTGGGCTCCTGATACTCTTGAGATCATGGCAAAGCGTATCAAAGAACGCGAGTCGGTTGGTCATAATTATTTGTGGGGCAGACAAGCCATTGAAATGATTGATAAAAACCTACTTGATGAAGCGGATCTCGATCCACACCGCAACGCATATGCTCGGCTGCTGCGGCATACATATAGCGAGCCAGCAGCCGAAGCCATGCTTAAGCGGTTAATTGATCAGCATGATAAATTAAAAGAAGTTACGTAACGTAACAAACTGTTACCCTGTTATTTATAGTAGGGTAACAAAATAAAAATAATAAAAGGAGAACGTAACATGGAACGTAAAGGTTTCATTGGTGGCAGTGACTGCACCAAAATCATGGAAGGCTACTGGCTCGAACTTTGGAATGTAAAGACAGGTCGTGAAGAACCAGAGTCCTTACTACGAAACTTACCTGTTCAGCTAGGTAGTTATACTGAAAACTTTAATCTCAAATGGTTTGCTATGCACGAAGCTAAAGCTGTTGTTGCACACCAACGTGAATTTACTGGAACGGTTGGCACTGTGCCAGTCAAAGGCACAATCGATGGTGCTATACAAGGTGAAAGAAATATTATTGAAGCCAAGCATACAAACAACTTCTATAATATGGATAAAATGTTGGATCGGTACATGCCACAGCTACAGTTCTACTGTCACATGGCAAAAGCAGAGGGTGTGTACCTGTCTGTGATATTCGGCAACAGCAACTGGGAGTGCATACATGTCAAGTACGATGAAGAGTATTTCAATTCTATGTGGGCAGTGGTGTCAGACTTCTGGGGTTATGTTGTGCGCGATGAACAGCCTGTTGGAGTTGAGGCAACAAAACTATCAAGGCTATCAATTGCGCTGGATGATATGGAAACACGAGACGCATCACTCGACAACGCATTCGTTGATGCGGCAGTCACCTACATTCATGGATATGAACAAAACAAAGTCTTCAAGAATGCTGAGAAAAATCTCAAGCAAATGGTCAGTGATAACGAACGAGAAGTTTATTGCGACCAACTCACCGTCAAGCGTGACAAGCGCGGACATCTTAGAATAACAAGGAGAACGAAATGACTACAAAAACTAAAACAAATATTATCAAGATGCTTATGGAAGCAAGAGCCGACATAGAACCAATCAAAAAGAGTGGTAAGAATCCACACTTCGGTAACAAGTACGCTACACTTGAGAGCGTGATCGAAGCAGTGACAGAGCCACTGGCAAAGAAAGGTTTCTTGCTTATGCACCGAGCAATATCAAACGAGCATGGCAAGTCTATCACAACAGAGCTTGTGCATGAGAGTGGCGAAAGCTTTGTGACAGCTATACCCCTAGTGCTAGGCAAGAATGATATGCAAGGACTAGGCAGTGCTATTACATATGCCAGACGCTATGGTATTATGTCATTGCTAAACTTACCAGCTGAAGATGATGATGGTGAGCAGAACAGGAAGGGTGCAACGCCAAAACCTGTGGCAAATGATGAGCCAGCACCAGAAACAAAACGAACTAGCAATACTAATTGGTAATTCTTGGGGAGCAATATCCTTTCACTGTTGCCTGCAAACCTTACCGAGGGGAAGGTTCCCCAAGAACCCCTCACCACAACTAAGCAAAAGGAGTCAGAAGCTTGGCAGAATACGATAATACAAATGATGGCGTGGCATTCCCACCCTTCGAAGACATGAACATGATCTTGCAAGGTAAGATGAATGTGGAGGGTCGTGACGCTAAGTGCGTAATAGTACGCAGAGTCACACAATCTGGCATGGAAGTCATGGAAGTGTACGAGAAAGTGGGCGTGATGTTTAAAAATGACAACGCCAAAGACAACGCACCAGACTACACTGGTAAGTTGTACGACACAGCAGACAAGCAGATGCCTTGGACTGCACCATATACAGACAAACGACTGGCATCATGGAGAAGAATGAAGGATGGCAAACCTTACATGTCGTT